TTAATATCATTTTCCACACAATAAGGAAAGAAGACTTCTTCATAAAATCTTCTCATATATTCGTGGAAATGTATACTATCGTTTCTGACACCAGCATGGGTATCATTCAATACTGCAAATTTCATTTATTTTTTATTTGAGTTAAAATATTTTTCAACACCTACTGGGCTAGAATCTTTTACTTTCTTCTTACCCCTAGGTTTGTAGTTGGGTTCTTCAAGGTTATTTTGTAGGAATTCAACATAAGAATTATCGTACTGTGTTGAATCTCCATCCATACTATCTACTGCATCTGTAAGGATACCACTATTCATGATTGCCTTATGTTTGATTGCAGCCTGTTTTTTCTCTTTCTGAATTCTTCTCAAGAATGCATAGTATATAATTTGGGTTATATAGGCAAATGCATTTTGAGACTTCTCTGGATTAAAGTTGTTTATGTATTGTAAACAGTTCTCAATACCATCACAAATCATTTCATCCCTATAGGAATAATTAATGAAGTTTGGTTTGGTTGATAGTCTAGTTGCAATCTTATAGATACATTCTCCAATGTATTCTGATACTCTAGGTGGTTCTTCACCCTTTGCAATTGCATCTTTTACTGCACGATTATGTTCTGATATCGCTGCTGTGAACTCTTTGTTGTTTACATAATGTTCTGGTTTAGCTTTAGTCATATATCTATTATCTCATCATATTGTTATTTGTCAAGTTACTTATTTAGCTAATTAAGCCTTGACACATTTTAAATCGCATGTTACCCTAGATATGTACCTTGGAAAGGATAGATATAGCTATATTAATGGACAACCTTCTTAGTCTCTACTATTCCGATTTCTTCCAATAAATCCATCTCTTCTTCTAGTGCAAGTTCTTCCTCTGGAATCATTCTTTGTTCTCTCATCATTTCAGCCATTCGTTGAAATGCATCTGAACCTTTATCTAATTCCTGTTTAGGTGACATAACTTCTAGTCCAACATCATCCCTAAGATGAACCCAATCTTTACATGCTTTATCATAGAATGCAATAAACTTATCATCTATAGATGTCGTATAAACTATTTCAGAGGCTGCAACAACAATCTTATTATCTCTAGTAAAAGGAACTAAAGGAGACAATTTAATAACTGACCCTTTACCTGTTATAGATGGATTAAGTCCAACATTACATGGAAGTGTCATTTCCACTGTTCCATTCTGTTCTTGGACATTAATCATTGCAATGATGTCTTCACCATTTCTTAATTTTAGATATCTGTATTGATTCATAGTTTTATTGCTAGAAGTAAAAAGATTGCTAACATAATAAAATTAGCCATTAACATAAGAAGCCCTAATATTGTATGATACCATATCCATCGAGTTTTATATGCGTTTTCTATTGTTAATTCGTCTGGGTCAGCATCTTTTTGATTTGATGGTTCATCTGTTATATCACCCATACCATGTAGTTTATTCTCTACTTGTTGAACTCTCTGAACAAGTTCATCTTCTTCACGACTTCCCCATAGTATCTGATACCACTTTTTCATCATAACTTAAAACTTAACCTCATGTATTGTATATTTAAATTTCTCTTTACTATATGTATTTATTCGTTCTTTAAAGTGCCTTAAAGTATAATTCTCTTTCTTTTTATAACTTAAATCATCTGCAATATCAAAAAGAGTTGCATTAACTTTATCCTTACTTGTTCTTAGAACCCTACCAATTGATTGTAAAACACGAATCTTAGATTTACTAGGACTTGCAAATACAATGTTGTGTAGGTTCTTAATATTTATACCTGTAGAGAAAGTCCCATATGATGCAATGATTACACATCCATCTTCCTTTTCCATCAATTCTCTAACCTTTTCTCTATTGGTTGTATCTGTTCCACCATAGATAAAGAATGATTTGATACCAGCTTTCTGGAATGCATCGTATATCTTTCTTCCATGTTTATCTACATATTGGAATAGTATTAATGTATTACCTTTCTGACCTAGTGTAAGGTTCTTTATAAATTGAGTTCTCTTTTCATTACCAGCAAGGAATTCCATTTCTCTAGGATAATCCATAGATACAACTTCTTTAGATACCTCTGGTGGATATTTGAGTACTAGACATTGTATATCTAACTCTGCAAGAACACCTTCATCCATAAGGTCGGCACTGGTAGTCACATAATGAGTAGGGCCGAACAATCCTTCTAATACTAATTTATGTGTTTGTGTATCATCTAATGTACCAGTCAATCCCCATCTATGACCAATATCTTTCATCTTCTCCATGATACCAGTAAGTACTTTTGCTTTGAATAAGTGTGCTTCATCACCAAACACTGCACCAAAACCATCAAAGAATGATTTCGGCATTCTGGATAATGTCTGCCATGTGGTGACAACTATATCTGTATTACCAACTTTATCTCCACCATACATCTTATCAATAGGCTTATCATACCCATATTCTGCAAAGTCTTTTGACATTTGTTCTACTAATGATGTTGTAGGTACGATTACTAATACTCTTTTTTTATGTATGGATATAAAGTGTCTTGCAACACAATAGATGATTGCAGACTTACCACTTGCAGTTGGAGATACTAATAGTTGTCTTCTATATTTAATTGCACGAGATACTGCTTCAACTTGATAATCTCTTAATGGAAATCCCATATTTAAGTTATCAGTAAAGTCTGGAGTCTCTAAATCAGTCTCCCATTGATAACCATCAATCTTATATTCTCTATCTTTTGCAAACTGTTCCAATGCATAATATAACCCAAGATACAACTTACCAGTAGTTTGTGCGTAAAGTCTAATGTTACCATCCCAATATTTGTTTTTAACAGAAGGCATAAACTTTGCGCCAGGCACTGGGAAAGTAAAGTAATCAGACAACTCTTGTCTAATAGATGGTTCTCCATCTACTCTTATATGTGTGTTGTCGATTTTGGTTATCTGAATGTTGGGCCTGCTATCCATCCTACTAAGGAATGTCTCCTACCAATTGTCACTGGTGTGACTCTGTGATATACAAAAGATGGAAATATGATTATACTCCCTTGTTCTCTTGCATGTTGTTGAGCTCTAAAAACTGCTCTTTCTGGGTCATATAAAGGATTTACACCATATGCATCACACCATTCAAAGTGTCCACCTTCATATTCGTTTGGATGTGTAAGATTTACACTGTAAGAAAGTTTTCTATATCCACCAACCCTTTCTTCTATGTTTGGGTCGTTCTTACAATCTTCTTCTGTATATGGTTCAAAGTGTCCATCACAATGCCATTCATAATGTTCATCTGGTGCTTTATATATTGTAAACTGATATGATTCATGATAATTTAAATCAAACTTAAAAACATCTTCATTTACCTTTCTCACATGAGGTGTTAATGTGTCAAATACTGTTAACCCATCTGCTGTATTTAATGTTTGTTCTCTATCTAACCATCCAACTCCAGATTTACGAGTCCTGTGGTTTTCTTCTGCTTCGTCTCCAGATGGGCCTGTTTGACCAAATGATAATTCAGTTTTTTCCAGTCCTATTTCTATAATCTCATTACATACCTCTGGTGATAATGCACGAGGTAAAACAATAACTGGTTCTGGAATGAAAGAGGGCATAATATATTAACCTGCTGGGTTAGTGAATTTCAACCAATCTATTGCATTTTTGATTGATTGATGTCTCCATGTAATTATATTTAGTATCTCTTTTAAAGCATCTACACACTCTGTAAGATATTCTACCTTTAGTTTAAGGTCTGATAAGTCTTGGTCTGCATTAAAATAGTATGAATAGTCTTGTTTTATGACTCTATGGCCTTCAAATGGGTCATAAGACCATCCTAGCTCCTCTATTTCTTCTTTAGATAACTTATCTGTATACCACAACCACTTCTTCTTTAGAAGTTGATTATACTTCACCTCATAGGATTTAAGAGATAGTCTCTTTTCGTTTAGGAGTTCTAGGTATTTTGCATGTAAAGAAGGTGTATTTAATGATGCTTTATCTAAATCAATCTGGTCGATTACAGAATCAACCTTCCACATACTTTGTATTTGTTCTAATGTCATACTATAATTATACCACTAAACTGGTATTTGTCCACCTTTTTATGAAGTGGCTGCTATTTCAAATGTTGTAAATTGGAAAGATGCAGTACATGTTACATATGATAATCCACCAGCAACAGTGGTATCCATAGTAATTTCTCCCAAGTTTGTAGGGAATGCATCTTGTATTCTAATAAATCTGTTAGGGTTATTTGCAGCTGTTGTGACCACAATAGTCATATCTGAATATACTGCATCTGGGTCTCCAGAACCATCATAAGGTTCATTTGCCCTTCTATTTGCACCCACTAGAGTTCTATATTTTTCTGCATCTGTAGAACTTGTAATTCCTGCCATCCAATCATACAATTCAGTCCAGTTTTCCATATTCTCATCAACTATAAATGTAATAGTTATTGCACCATAAGAAATCTTATCGCCAGGCACTTTTACATTTGCACCATATCTAGTAGGTTGTTGAATCTCTGCAACATCTATAGATGGTACATTAACTCCAGTTGCAAAGTATTTGGTATTAGGTAATTTCTTAATTAATAATTCGAATTGAGTTGGTGCAAGATAGGATAGATTCTCTGGAAGATTACCAGCCCATGTTGCAGTTGTTATTTGTCTATTTGTTGCCATACATGTATTTATAACAGTTGCGTTATAGGTACATAATTTAGTATAATAGGTTTTTAGTTAGTGAGGTATATATGTTAAGTAAAACTTTAATCAAGGAACTCTCAAAATTGGGTTCTGTTTCTGAGTTAAATGAGGTAATCTCATTCTCAAGGTCTGTAGTTGAGGGTAAAGCCAAGGCTTCTCTTTCAGTAGGTCAAAAAGTCTATGTGGTTCAAAAAACCAAAAAAACTCTTGGTACAATTAAAAAAATTGCAATCAAGAAAGCAGTGGTTGAACTTCCACAAGGTTCTTATCGTGTTCCACTTTCAATGTTGGAAGTTGCACAGATTGAATTAGATAAAGCATATTTATAAGTGAGGTATGAGGAAATATGGTATAATATAAAGTAACGGCAGACTGACAAAGGTCGATAGTCATTCACCCCCTCGATGGTTTATAAAGTGGAGTCGCTCTCCCACCAAGTCGAGGGGTTTTTTTTGGCCATAAAAAAAGGGACTCCGAAGAGTCCCTTTTAACAAAAAGTCTACGACTTTTAAAAAGTATTATAGAATATTTTCTACTTCAACTTTTCTGTAGTAGAAGTTTGAACCAGCAGATGCTAAACCATCACTTGGAGTACTACCTACGAAAGGATTAGAAATCATTCCATATCTAGTTTTGAATCCAATTTTTGGTTGGAAAGTATTCTCACCAACTGCACGAACCATTTGTAATGGAACATACGGGCAGTAGAAAACACCAGCATCATAAGGATTTGAACCTCTATAACCAACAGTCATGTAACCTTCGTTACTATGACCACTAACTGGGTCAAGAGTGTAGTATGGGTCAATATAAACTTTATATTTACCATTTAAAACACCTACGAATGTGTTACCAGCGTCATCAACATTTAACTCAGTGTTAAGTGCAGGCGCATAGTCCAACATTCCAGCCATTGATAATGCAGAAGCAACATCAGATGAACAAAGGATAAAGTTACCTTTACCTCTTCTTGACTCTCTAGCGATTACATTGGCATCTCTCTCAATTTGGAAAAGCATGCCTTTGAACTTCTCAACTGACCATCTACCAGATGAATCAACATCTAAGTCGAATCTTCCAGCGTTAGCAACACCAGTTTGAGCACCAGCTTTTGCTTGAAGGTTAACAGTTCTTACAACTTCTCTGTTGATTTCCGCAAGGATTTCAGCAGATAGAATGTTTGCAAGTTCTGTTTCAGCGTCAAGACCATGAATTGCTTTAAGGTCTTGTGCAAGTTCTATTGTGTATTCAGCTTTTAATGCTCTGGTTTTAGCAGTCACAGTTGCTTTTTCAATTGTGAAAGCCATAGATGCAAATGGATTTGATGCTTCAACATCACCTTTTGCTTCACCTTGAGCAGTAGTCATACCAGTACCAGTTGCATAAGCAGCTGCATCACCGAATGGGTCTGTACCTGCTTGTGTTCCCGCACCAGAGAAATCTGAATCAGCTTCGTTAAATAACGCCTCGGTCATTGCTAACCTTGAAGTGTTATCGTTATATCTAGCCTTCATACAGAAAACTAATCCTGTAGGGCCAGTCATTGGTTGCACACCACAGATGTCGTATGCAATTAGGTTTGGAAGAGACCTTCTAACTAAAGAAATTAGAATAGGATTCCAGTTTGCAATCCCAGAACCATCTGAACCAACAGATGCGTTAACTGGAGAAGCCTCTGAAAGACTTTGAATTCCATTTTCTTCATTAAATGCTCTTTCTTGGTTCTCTAGAACCACAGAAGTTACAGCTTTTTTGTAAGGGTCACTGATTTCTGGTAAATCTGGATGACTCAATACTGGCTGCCACTTCTCTTGTAAAGTTTCTGACATAAACATTTTATGTATTCCCCTTATTTAATAAAAGTGTTAATATTTAAAACCAACCTTAACTATATTTGTTAGGGTCAATTTTTCCTAATGCGGCAGAATATGCAGCCATACTTGGGTCAAGGATTTTATCCTCAGTCGAAGTATTTTCATCGCTATCACTAACCACTTCTTCATCTAACTGTAATTTCTCTTTAGAGTCACTAAAGTAAGATTCCTTAATTGTTTTAACATTAGACTCAAAATCTTCATCTTGGTCAATGTCTTCAATTAGTTTTGTAAGTTTCTCAACTTGACTTTCAGTCAAATCGTTTGAAACTTCTGAAACCACCTTGTTTCGTACAAGTTCATCTCTTTCAGATGTTAAATCGATGTTTTTAGAAACTTCTTCATTTAGTTTAGCTTCTACTTCTTCGATTTTACTTGCAAGTTCGTCAACAACATCTAATTTGTCGTCTGGAACTTCTACATAATGGTCTTCAAATAGACCTTTAAGTCCTTGTATAAAGTTTTCTGTTAACTCAGACTTAAGTCCTCTTTCGATTGCAAGTTCGTTATCTTTAACCCACTCTTCTGCAACATAACCTAAGAAAGAGTCAACTTTGTTAACTAATTCTTCTTTTATCTCGTTAGATGCTTCAACAATCTCGTCTCTCTTTTGAGATTCGAGGTCTTCTTTGATTTCACTAACTTTTGCAGATACAGCAGCTTCGAATACTATTCTTGCTTTGTTCTGAAATTCTTCTGAAAGGTCTTCACCGCTAACTAAAGCATCGATGTCGTCTGACATGTCGTAAGATTCTTTCTTAGACTCTTCTTGGTCTTCGTCTTCATCTTCTTCATCGTCTTCGTCATCTTCTTCTTTAGCTACTTTCTTAGACTCAGAGACTTCTTCTTCGTCATCTTCTTCGTCTTCGTCATCTTCTTTAGATGCTTCTAAGATTGCAGTTAAGGCTTCTTTCACAACTTCTTCGTCCTCAGATTTGAAATGTTCAGCAATTTTCTTGAGAAGGTCTGCTTTAGTTGACTCAGATTTTTCATCTTCGTCTTCATCATCATCTTCTTCTCCATCTTTTTTCATCATTTCGCTGACTAAGGACTGGATGTCTTCCTTCTCAAAACCCTTAAGTTCTTCAATGATACTTCTCAAAGCTTCCATTTTAGTCATATCTTCTACAACTAATTCGTCTGATTCAGTTTCTTCCTGTTTAGGAGAGACTTTATCACCTTGGTCTTTATCACCCTTTCTCTTCTTACTAGTTTTGGTAGCATCACCTGCTTTATCAACACTAGCTAAAGATTTCTTAACTGGGTCTTTCTCTGGAGTAACAACACCCTTATTAGCAACTGGAGCTGATGCCTCAGTTACTTCGTCTTGATTTTTTATTTCATCTGACATGTGTATATTCCCCTATGAATTTTACTATAATTACAAATTAAGAACGAAATATTTTGTTCTTTAGAATGTATTTATAACTTTTATAGTTTAGAGAAGAAGTTTTTCATAATTTCTATCTTCTTCTCTTCCAAATGGCGTTGTTTGGTTTGTCGAATCTGGTCTTTCCATGATTCAATCTCTACGGCTTTAAATACACCGCTTTCATTTATCCATTCAACACCTTCCATAATACCATCCACAAAAGCGTCTGGTGCAGAAGGGTCTGCCACGATGTCAGCTGCAGTTGCAAGCATGAAGTCGTTTTGGACATATTGTGCATCGTTCTTTTGGGTCACTGACCCCATACCCCTACTGGAAACGCCTAGTTTAGCACCATCATTCAACAGTCCTTTAACTATATTACCCATTGGAGTCGTCATTATCTTTGCTTTACCAACAAAGTTCTTCCCATCTTTCTCTAGAGAAGTAATCAAATGACTAACTCTCTCAAGATTGATAGTAGGGCCATCTGGATGACCCAGTTCCCCATATGCACGATTTTTCTTAATGAATTCTTTATTGTATCGGTTTACCTCTTTTTCCATTATGTTCATTGGATAAACACGACCATTTCTGTTCTTTAATTCTGTTTGGAGAAATACACCTTCGATGAACTGTTCTTTTTGTCCATTTGCATTCTTTTCTGTTATAAGACTTATTTCATCTGACTGGTGTTCTGATATTAAAAACATTTCTTCTCCTTATTTGATAGTTGCAATCTTTTCTGCAACATCGTTATAGGTTTGATTACCTTTCAAACCATTTGAGAACCCTAATGTATCTTCTATTTTGGGTTCATCTAAAACTGAATCCACAAACTCATCAAAATCTTCACCTAGTAAAGATATTAATTGTTTTGCATTCTTTCTTGCCTCTTTTTCATTCTTGTAAATTGCAAGTTCTTGTCCATCTACATAAACCTTAAATTTATTAGATTTCTTTGAGATAACAATAGGTACTTTTTTTCCTTTAG